AGGCTTGAAGAAGTCCTTCAGTGCTTTATCATCTTCACCTGTCTTTTCTTGACTACCGAAGCCAATGTTGTTACGTTCACCTGCTTGACTACCCAAGTTACTGGTCAAGATAATGATAGTATTCTTACAGTTGACTTTCTTACCATTAGATCCTGTGATAGTACCTTCATCGAGCATTTGCAAGAAGATGTTGAAGATATCAGGATGAGCTTTTTCAACTTCGTCAAACAGCATGATAGAGTGAGGGTTTTTGCTTAGATCATTGATTAAGCGACCACCTCCCACCTGACTATCACCGAAGCCAACATAACCAGGAGGCGGACCGATCAAGCTTGATACTGAGTGCTTTTCACCGTATTCACTCATATCATACTTGAGCAATGGCATGTCAAGGTTCTTACTCAACAACTTAGCCAATTCTGTTTTACCTGTACCCGTTGGGCCTAAGAACAAGAAACTTGCTAGAGGCTTAGTGTCATTACCGATACCAGCAAACGAAACATAGATGCGCTCAAGCACTTGCTCAACCGTCTCATCCTGACCATATAGTTTACCCTTGATATTAACATCAAGTGTATGAACACGACTCAGATTATCACCCTTCAACTTATCAGCAGGAACACCTGTATATTTCTCTACTTGTTCGTAGATTAGTTCCTTAGTAATGATAGCTCCCTCGTTCATTGCCACACGCTGTTTAGCACATGCGGCATCTAGCAAATCAATACTCTTGTCAGGGTTTTTACGGTCATTAATATAATAACGAGTAGACATCTCGACACTTGCTTTGACAGCCTCGTCAGTGATGTTAACTTCGTGGAAGTCATTCAATCGTGCAGCCAAGCCACTCAAGATACGAATAGTTGCATCATAGCTAGGTTCGTCAATGCCAATGCGATAAAAACGGCGCATCAATGCACGATCTTTTTCAAATGACTCATAGTACTCTTCCCATGTTGTACTAGCAATGACTTTTAGTGTACCTTTAGTAATCGCAGGCTTAATCATATTTGCAAAGTCCGGGCCTCCGTTATTACTTGATCCTGCACCTTGCATCGTATGGGCTTCGTCAATGAATAAAATTGCTTTTTTCTTAGTGTTTAATGCATCAATAACTTGTTTTACTTTTTCTTCAAAGTCACCGCGATATTTAGATCCAGCAAGCAAAGAACTAACTTCAAGGCTATATAGCTCATGACCTTTTAAGAAGTCAGGTACCTCATCATTGATAATAGCTTGAGCAAGGCCGTCAACAATAGCAGTTTTACCAACACCAGGATCACCTACCATCAATACATTAGACTTGAATCGTTTTGCTAGTACATTGATAATGTCTTCAAGTTCTTTTGTACGACCAATAACAGGCTCAAGCTTTCCACTCTCTGCCAATTTGGTCATATTAGTAGTGTATTCTTCTAGAATTTCGTCAGCTTGATTTTGGGTCAAGCTTGTATTATAATCTTGGCCTTTATAGTTCTTAGTCCAATGTTGCACAAATTCAGTTTTGTTAATACCGTACTTGAGCAAAAAGTAATGTGCATGACTATTACCTTCAGCCGCAATAGACAAAAATAAATCAATAGTAGTGACTTGTCTACGTCCAGTAAACAAAACTTGAGTGACTGAACGATTCATCACACGTTCAAGACTATTAGTCCTACGTGGTACAATATCAGGATCTTTACCTTCAATTGCATGTAAGCCATTGAGATATGAACCTACTTCCTCTTCCATAGTATCAATGTCAGCACCAAAACTAACTAAGCATTTTTTAAATGGTTTATGAGTGATTAATGCTAGTAACAAATGCTCAACTGTTACATATTGGTGTTTGCGCTCTTTGGCGTAAGTTATTGATTGTTCAATAATGCTTTCGATTTCGGGTGAATTATTCATAATTTCCTTTATGTTTTAGATTTGGAACGCAAAATACTTTGAGTGATTTCATCGTCTATGATATCAGGTATATAAGGTTTTAGCAAGAGTATTTGGTCTCCGTAAACAGTAGTACCTTGAATTGGCATGCCTTGCCCTGTAATTTTTAACTGCATAAAAGGTTGTGTTTTGGGTGGTACACGAACTTCAAATTCTTTTCCTGAAATAGTAGTAAAATTAATAGTAGTACCTGTAATCAAATCAAGCACAGATATCTTTTGATTACAATACAGGTCATGATTCCTACGATCAAATTTTAGATTGGGTAATATTCTAAACTCTACCAGTAATGTTCCATTATCAATAATGTTGTCATACTTAATCTGTGATTGTTCGGACAATCCTTTAGGAACTTCAATGTTAATTACTTTTTGTCCAGTGGGTGTTTGTATTTTTAATACCTGATTAGATCCATTGTATGCATCTTCTAGTGATACTGTAACAGTGGTTCTAAATAATTGACGATTGTTTCGTTGATTAGCAAATGGGTTGCCGGCTCTTTGACCAAAAATATGAGATAAGATATCTTCGGCATCCATATTGTTAGTAAACATATTAGAACCAGTAAAGTTAAATCCTTGATTTGGATTATCGTACTGTGTTTTCTTTTCCGGGTCGCTTAATGTACGGTAGGCTTCTTCTACCTTTTGAAACATGGCAGTGTCACCTCCCTTATCCGGGTGATGTTGACTCGCTAGTTTGCGATAAGCTTTTTTGATTTCATCAGGGGTTGCTGTTTTAGCAACCCCGAGGGTAGCATAGTGATCCATAGTTACAGTATAACAGAATTAATCTGTTACTGTCAATATTTACTTTGCCGCGCCCTCAATCTTTTCTTTTGTACGGCCGTAAGCAGCAATACCAAGAACAGCACCCATTGCAATATGATAAAGACCGGCACCTTGTAAAGTCAATGGTTGCCATTGACTAGTTACAGTACCCTTACTCATAGCTTGTAGTAATGACCAAAGTATAGGAAAAATAACAAAGTCAAATGTACATGTTATCATATATAACCAACCCATTGCTGGGCGCCATTTTTTATTGATCCAATCTGTATTGTCGTTTGCTACTAGTACATCTGCACCGCTGGCGGCATTTGTAGGCGCGGCACCTGTAAGTACTGGTTGACTACCGCTTGATTGATTGATGTTCTGTGTGCTTCCAAAACTAGGTGATTGTTGTTGGTTAAAGCTTGGACTTGAGAATGACGAGGAAGAACTACCGAAGCCTCCTGTTGACGATGCGCCAAATGCTGAAGACCCGCCAAATGGTGAGTTGGTTGTTGTACCATATGTGCTACCTTGTGGAAATTCTTGTATAGTTGGATCAGCCGCTAGCATAGTGTGATGTTCATCATCTAATGCCATTGGCTGAACCTGGCCAGCCTTTTTTGGTAGAATTGTTTGCATTAATTACTCCGTTATTATTGTTATTATAAACCTGCTTTAGCAATGAAGTCTTTTAATTCTTTATCTTTTGTGTCATACAATGGTTTTGTTGTTAATCCCGCGACTTCACGCATTTCATTCAGTTCGTCTTCTTTTTCTTTTTCTATCTTGTATTCATTGGGGTTGCAAATGATTACCTGTCTAATAATTTGTTCGTCAGGTTCATAATCTTCATCGTCAACTTGGATTGTCCATTCTGAAACTTTAAGATTTGTTAGTGTTTTTAAGTCTTTTATTAGTTCAATAATTCTGTTTGGTACAGTGGAACGTCTAATCATTTCTACAAAAACCAACCATCTGTTTGGTTCTACCTCACCCTCACTTAAACTAGAGTCTAGTACCCAATCATAGCCACGTTCAAACCAATCAACTAGATCAGTGCCGGCTGACTCTGATTTTACAATAAAAGACAATGTGACAATATCACTATCTTTTCCCATTTTAGCCGCATATTCATCTACTGTAACTAATGGAATTACTTGTCCCTCCATGGCGTGAAAATCGAGTCCTTCTGTTATATATTTGTTTTTCATATTATATGGCCCCCGTAGAGCCGGGCTCGCCGGGTGTGGGTGACATGCCTCCCATTGCATCGTCTGTGCCCTCTTCAGCATTTGGATCTTGTTGAGAGTTTTCTTTATCTAGATCGTCTTCGTATGCAGTTTCAATATCATCCAAATCGATTGTTTGGTCAGCAAGATCAATAGATCCTTCTTTGATTTCGTTCATTAATTCTTTGGGTACTTCAATGCAGACAAGCCAAACTTTCTTTTCAACGCCCTTGGGGTATCGTGTTCCCTGAACAAAGTCATCATAGTTCTTTATTTCAATGGGTACTTTGATTTTGCTTTTCTTAAATGACACATTACACCCAATATTGGCTAAACGCTTTGCACCATTTGGGTCGGGCATTAGTTTATAAGGCCACATGAACACACACGATACTGAATATCTGCCGGAGTCTGGTCCCTGCACTAGTTCACCTAGCTCCCAGTTCTGAAATGCGTACAGGTCTGCTTCGTCTAACACACGCTCAAAATCTAAGAGTGTGGACATAGTACCGTCACTGGTCATGATACCTTTAACATTGTTTACAATGCTAACAAAGTCAATATCATCAAAAAAGTTGTCTGCGGATTTATGTTTCATACAGTATTTATCACTATAGAGTTTATTTGTTCAGAATCAAAAATTTAACCCTTAGCCTAATATTTATCAAAGATTTTTTGTTTTAACTGATAGCTATATTGCTGGTATCAACCGCCTTAAATAACTTTGAATGCTTCTGAAAGGTATTCAACGCTCTAACAAAGGAGAACAACTTGAGCAAACGCAAAACTAGTGCAGTACGCAGTAAAGAAAACACATCCAGATATACACAGTTCCCCTCAAATGAAGTCAAAACATTTTACATGAATCAATCTAAGACCATCGATTTTAGTCAAGCACAGTCTAAACCGAAACCTAAGAAACCGGTCGATTTGATACCTAAATCTATAAATCAAGAAAAATACATCGTATCCCTTCTAGACGATGAAACCGATATTGTCGTAGTTTCAGGACCAGCAGGTACGGGAAAAACTTATTTGGCGATGCAGGCAGCAATTAAAGCCCTACGATTAGGAGAATGTAAACAGATTATTTTGACTAGACCTGCGGTTAGTGTAGATGACGAAAAACATGGATTCTTACCAGGCGATTTAAACGCTAAAATGGAACCATGGACTCGACCCTTACTTGACGTTCTCAGAGAATATTACTCAGTTAAAGAAATACAGACAATGCTAGAAGAACAAATCATTGAGATAGCACCACTAGCATTTTGCAGAGGAAGAAACTTCAAACATAGCTGGATAGTATTAGATGAATCTCAAAACGCCACACCAAGTCAATTAAAAATGATTATGACTCGTATTGGTGAGGGAAGTAAACTTGTTATTACAGGAGATATAGAACAAGCTGATAGAAAAAGTGCTCAAAATGGACTCATGGACCTTATAGATAAATTAACACGTTATAAAGTTCCCGGATTAAACGTGTGTAAATTTGACGTTAAGGACGTACAGCGACATAGAATCATTGAACATGTTCTAAAATTGTATGGATAATAAATGGGGCTTAGGCCCCATTTATATGCCAGTCAATTACATCTAAACTAACAAGTAATTTTCTAAATTCATTCAATTCATCTATGGTGCTAGGTATCGGCACCGTGCTATTATTGACTCTGATACATGATAGTTCTCCTATCTTCATATATCCAAACGCAAGTTTTGGATCGTCTATTTCATACTTCCAAAAATCTTTATCTCTTTTATTGTAGAATAATTTCCACTTATTGGTAAGAATTTGCTGTTTTGCCGAAGTATCATGAAAGTTATCAGTGAATAGCATTCTAACACTTGCTGAAAAGGTTCTCTGTGGTACAAATTGATCCGATGGACATATCAAATCATTAACCGCAAACAATTCTTGTGCATGTTTACCTACATGTGTATAGTGTAACGACAGATAGCCAAAGTTAGAAAATGGGGTGAATAACTTATATGCGCTATCAGGTATAGGTAGAAAAGTAGTATTAGATTTATTGAAATCTAATGTAATTCTAAAATAGCGTGAACTTTTATCGAATGTAGATTCTAACCAATGTATGATATCATTGTATTCAGAAAGATGAGTCCAAATATGTTGATAAGTTTCATCGTTTTTTAATTCGGGAAAATGTATGTGCATAACATGCAAGGCCTGCTTCCAATTTTCAGAGGTGATTGGTTGCTTGATTACTCTGTCAGGCACGTGGGTATTAATTAAATCAGCTAGTTCGTACAGTCGGTTGATCTTTGACTGTACGAACTCTTGTGTAGCGTATCCAACGTAATGATTAATCGGACAACAATTGCCGATAGTATGATTACCTATAAGAGTAATCCAACTATCAACAATTTCCTCATTAAACAGTGTGTATGTTAGTTCCACGTTACCAGTGAATCCAACTACAAATTGTCGCATTACTTTGCTGACTCAGTATTATTCTTTTCTAGTTGGTCAACTAGGCTAGGATAAATTTTTCTATAGTACTCTGACATTCGTTGAAAGTCTGAATCCACTACTTTACCCTCAATGATGCACTTTTCTAATTTCTTTTTATTGAAATCTAATATCACATTACACATTTGAAGGTCTGATGTTTTCAACCTTTTGGATACAGTGACTTGTTCGTCAATCTGTCCGCCTGGTTTTCTAAAAAATGTAATTAACAAATATCTCATGATGTTAGTTCCACTAGAGTTGCCGCCAATGAGATTTCAGGGATACCTACTAGCGGTAAATTTGCTAGACCATTACGTATTGTAATGATTGCCGCGTCTTTCTTTTCTTGTTCTTTGCCCCAAAGATCAATATTGTCATACATCCACTTGTATGTGTCTTCGATCCTAGTAGGATACATTGCAATGTATTGCATCAATTGTTGACGACCTTCAAGAATCTTACCCTTCTTGAACAAGGTCGTTGCCCCAATTAACAGTTCATGTTCACTTGAACCCTGTGCTTGTGCAGGCAATAACTTACCACTGTTACTATTAACCTGCAATTGATTCAAGCACTTACGTAAATCGGGATATGTGCCGCGAACATACGTATCAAGTGTATCTAAATCAAACTCTACACCTTCAGTTACAAGAACAGTTGCCGCACGTGCAGTAAATTCTGTCATATCCGGCTTAGCGATATGAAACTCATGGCATCGACTTTTCAGTGCAGGAATGATTTTATATTGATAATTACAAGTCAAGATGTAGCGAACCGTATCTGAATATGCTTCCATATCATTACGTAATGCAGCCTGCGCCGGCTGAGTCAGATAGTCAGCCTCGTCAAGCAATACAATCTTAAAAGTACCAAACGGCATAGTTTGAACAAAGCCGTTAATCTTATCACGCAAGTTATCAATGCCGTTTTCCCGTGATGCGTTGATTTCCATCACATCGTAATCTTCTATGCCGAGTTCTTTAATTAAAACCTTTGCTAGTGTAGTTTTACCTGTACCTGCATCACCGCTAAACAATAGATGAGGAATAGACCCATCTTTGATCCAGTGTTTAACTTGTTCTTTCTGCCGATCATCTACAAAGACATATTCTGTTACAGACTTTGGGCGATACTTTTCTACCCATAGTGAATTTTTCATCGTTTTAGTGCTTCCATAGTGATGATTTGTGAAACGTGTTTACCTAGTTCTTCTTCGTCATTAACGACATACAAACTAGTATCTACTCTATCATTTTTATGATCATATTGTCTAAATTCAATTGCCCACCCACCATTTGCCTTGAACATTTTGAATGTGATTGGTTCTGAACCCAATTCATCACTCTCCCTGACTTTAGAGATTCGGTTAGGCTTTGAGCGACTACTACTCAATGTGTTAATAGAAATTGCTTCGTCAGGTTCTGAATACTTTGTGTTATCGATCTTTGCCGCTAGCCATTTATAAAACCAGTTTGTCATTCTTTACTTTCTTCGGGACGACTAAAAGGCCAATGAGCGGATGGGGCTAGTTTTACTTCTTTGGTAGTTTCTTCCGATTCTTCTTGACCAGTAGTAATCTTTTCGCCTTTTGACCCATCATCATTGATGCGTGTGATTTCTAAATCACAATCAATAATCATTTTGCATTCATCTTGACTCCAGCCGTGTTCTTCAAGGTCAAGCCAACTGTTGCCTTCTTCAAAGAATTCTTCTAGCCATTCTGTAGTTTCATCATCGCAGTCATCGGTATCGACTTCTTCCCAACAACCATCATTGGTCTCAACCAATTCAGATTCATAACCACAGTCATAGATATCTACCCCTGCTTCAATGTTAGGTGGATTGTCATCCTCAGTCTCAACTGTGAACTCTCCCCAACGCCATCCAGTTTCCACCATAACTGTGTTACCATCTTTAGTAAGATAGTTGCGCTCAATAATAGATTTCTTCCAAGTGGGTTTAACAGACCATGTTGCCATTTTAATACACCTTATCGCTTAATGTTTCATCTTCCATCGGCTCATCCGATATCAGTAGTATATCATTGGGATCAATTTTACGCAACGTCTGTTTGCCCTCTGGTGTTTCAACTGTAATTCCACGGGTCCAGCGCCCGTGACTAATGAGTATGTATTTCCCGATTTGTAGTTCAGGATCCTTTACATCTGGTCCTAACCCATAAATTTTTGCCCAACGTGGGCGAATCCCAGAACTTTTCTTGTCATCATCCATTAAAATAATGCCACCTGCTGTAATTCGTTGTTCAAACTTCATATCGGACACAATGATATGGTCCTTAAAGAATGTTAACTTATTAACTTTAGTGGGACTAAATGCTGGTTTACTGTACTCGCTCATTTTTTTTCCTGTGATTTGATCTGCTCAACTTCCAAATCGTAGTCTAAGTCGTCTTCAAGTTCACGCTCTGCTTCTGTTAACTGCTCAGACTCTGCTATTTTTTGATTAACACCGCCTGTTTTTGCAGGTTGAGTTCGAGCTGGTGCTCTAGAAGCTTGATCACCTGATCTAGGGATTTTCCTAACAGGTTGTGCTGCCCTGTTACCTACAGTTTTTCCATATGCTTCGTTTACTTTATTAGTTGCAGGTTTAATGATGTTACCTTTAGAATCGATTGTATCTCCTCTAGCATTTACACTCATGTTACCTACTGCTCTAGTCTTTTCGTTTTTTGCAGACAATATACTCATGTCAACTACTTTGCCTAATGCTGTGCGATATTTTGCCATTTGTTTCTCCTTATTTTAAAAACTCATCTATAGACAAGTCATAATACAAACTATTTATACGGTGAATTCCGATCAAAAACAATACAAAGCTTGATACAGAACTACCTCTACCTACTCCCCAAACTACATTATTCTCACGCATTGTATCCACAAGATATTTTAAATATCGTAGTAGTGGAAACATATCACGTTCTTGAAATAACAATAGCTCTTTCCCCACTCTTTGAAGTTCTTCATCTGATTGGCACAAATCCAATGTATATTGTGCAATATCAAAATCTTGGTACGATTTAGGAATTAACCAATTTGATTGCAATTTGTTATCAAACTCAGATACTGATACATTTGGATTATCGTATAGTATGAATGTTGGTATTGTGGCAGGATCTATGATGTCCGATACCAATATCGGATTATCTACAACTATTGCTTTGATTGGTCTCTCTGGGTCGACCAGATATAAATTACAGATATCTACTTCACTGTAAATCTGTTGTCCATACTTGTCTATCTTCATAGATGCATGATACACTATTGTGTATCACTTGTCAACTGGTATGAATACTATTTCACCCTTATTAGATTTAGTACGAATGGGTGCTGTCCAGCCCAAACCTACAGAGTTCCAATCTTTGGGCTCTTTGTGAAGTTGAACTACTTTTTCTTTTTTGGATCGTTTAATCATGTTGATGCTAGGACTATTTTCAGTCCACCAAACATCTTTTAAATTTTGAAAATCAGCTTCTTCTTCTTGGCTAACATAAAAACAAACATCATCGCATATTCTAGAAATAATTGCTACTTCATTCAAGAATAAATAATTTTCCGTAATTGTGTTAACTTTACTGATAATCACAGCGGCTATCACCTGATCGTATGGTTCATCTGGTAATGGGCAAACTTTCATGTTTGCTTTAGAATAGTTATCAATTGCTTTAAGGTCATGTAGATCAATAAATATGCAATTATCTAAACATATGTCAAACAAGTATTTTACTCTATCCATAGCTATATTTTGATAGTCTATGTTTTCAGTAGTTACATCGAACGATAAAGTTACGTCATATTTGTTTACAATGAAAGTATCATCATGGTGTATAGAAGCAAAGAATAAAAAATCTCTAGAAATTCTGGCGTTCATTTCGAATCTTTCTCTATGTTGACTTTTGTTTTGATTTTTTGTTTACTCATAAGTTCATCCATTTTTTTGATATACTCACTTCTGTAAGTGTCTATAGCCATGTGAAGTTGATGGATTAGTGATGCGTTACCAGTTCGGTAAGCAAATGTTAGTTTAGTGTTTAAAGAGGAAATTGTTGTTTGCAATTCCTCTAAAGACTTGTTAGATAAATCTGATATGAAAGGATGTCTCATCCTTTGTATTTATTACCAGGGATTGAGAGAAATTCTTTTCCAAATGTCTGACCCAACATTTATAGTCGCCGTGCATGACCCAGAATCCGTAGTTAATGGGACTACTGTATCGGCTACCCCATTGGTTCTAGAACGACTTAACGTAATATTTGGACTAGATACTGCTTTTATGTAATAGATTACACCTGCAGTTATTCCACCAAATGTCGTACCGCTGAATATTATAGGATCGTTTGCATTCAAGCTGGTAGTAGAGTTTAACGTGACTAAATTACCAGTAGCATTTGTATTAGTTACTGTTCTAGTATATTGAGTTGAATTGTAATCTTGTGTAGCAATATACATATATTGTACTGGATTGGCTAACATAGAACTAGTAGGGCTCGCATTTCCGGCTAAGTTAACGTTTGCACCGCCTATGGTAGATGATACTGTAAAATAAGTATTAGCAGACACATTTCGTACATAATAGGTTGTACCAATTGTAATATTTGCTTCCATACTGACGCCAGTAAAGATGACAGGTAAATCAGTATACAATTCAGTAGTATTGCTTGTGCTCAAGAAATCGGCTGCATTAGAACTTGTGATTGATAACTGAATTGCACCTGAATCAACACAAGTAGTACCTACTACATCACCTTGATATCCCTTAGGACTTGGTGTACGTTGTTGAATCTGTGTAGTTTGTCTAGGTCTATTATATGGTTCTATAGTGATTGTATTTCCACAATCCATAGTGCTTAATCTGTAGTCTACTTTACTAACACCATATGGAATACTTACACTAGTCGTACCGTCATAATTTTCTAATGTGGTCAATCCAAAATTATTATTTGAGCTTACTACTGCTGCGGGAAATGTTATGTAAGCATTAGCATTACTGACATTCAATTGTAGTTCAACATTGCTTTGTGTTCCACTTGGGCCCCAGCTAGCAAAATCTATAGTAAGATTACCTGATACCGTTCCATACTGAACATCACCTAATGCACAATTAACAGTAACTGTGCCTGACAACGCATTACCTAAGTTATAAGTAGTTGCCCTAAAACTACGTGTAGCGCAATTGCTAATCAACGTGTTAGCCATATCATTGTTAACAATGGTATTGTCTAAGGCTGCTTTAACAACTACCTTGTTTTGAAGGTCAGATATTTCATTTCCTGCCGTATCGAGGTTAGTCTTTATACTTGCAAAGTTATTTCTAAAACCCTGTGAACTATTATTTTGTCCTGGTACAGGGTAATTTACATCAAGACCGTTAGTGTTTATTGTGCTCATAAATTAATTTCCGTATAGTATTTATTACTCCGTTTCGTCGGGTAAAATTGTTTGACGCGGAAACAGCACATAAAAATCTTTACTATCAAGCGGATTAGGAACAGGAGTAGCACTCGGTAAGCTTGTCCAAGCAGGAGGGCTAGTATTCTTGTCATAGTTGTAAGTGATGCTCTTGTCAACGCTAAATCTGTCAATTCTAAAGTTAATCATGTTTAATTTGTACTGCAATCCGTCCGGCTGTAACCAAAAACTATCAATGTTTGTTTTGATTAAGTCTGCGTATCCCGGCTTAGTATAGCATATTACCCATGCTTGAGTATAACCCAATGTGCTACCGTTTTGTTGTTGACTTGTCATCCATTGAGGCAACAAGCTACTGTCAAACTCTTGACCAAGCACTTGCCCAACCCTAGTACGCATGTTGAATAAACTATTTGGATATAATGTTCTAGCAAATCCTGGTGACAAACTAGTATAATAAAGTTGATCCATTATATCTTCATAACTAGTGAATATATTAGTTACACTAGTATACCATGGACCTAATCCTAAATCTATGGGGCGTGGCCAATAGATTGATTCTGGTACGCTAACGCCACTAGGATTTACTAAATTATCAACCACTTGACTATAAACTACTTCATAGATTACGTTTCCATTTTCATCTCTAGCTTGTGCAGTTTTTAACTCACCTAATGTAATGTTTCTCCAATAGTGATTTCTAGTGACTGCGGCAATATATTCGTTAATATCGCTTGCATATATACCATATGCGTGTTCATAGGTTACGTCAGTAGCCTTACCAAAATATATATCATTTGGTCTATAGATGTATTCAGTTGGTATCAATGTATCACTGTTTAATAAAGAATCAATGATTTGTCTATCTGCAA